ATTCATAAAGAATAAAATTGAAATTAGTTAAACAAATAATATTGTGTAAATATAAATGAATAGTTCCATTGCAAAGAAGTCTGTTAAAACTAAAATTAAAAAAAAGAGAAACAAAGGAATATGGATGAAAAATATTTTAACAAGACGAATATTATTACCATTTAATAGTGTTGGAAGTAATGCAAGAGAAAATATTCTTAAAAAATTAGAAGAAAATTTATATAATAAATGTACAAAGGAGGGATATATTAAAAATAAATCTATAAAGATATTATCATATTCTTCCGGACTAGTAGAATCAAATTATGTAGCTTTTGATGTAATGTTTGAATGTGATGTTTGTCACCCTGTTGAAGGGCAATTAATAAAATGTCAAGTTAAAAATATTACTAGAGCAGGAATACGAGCAATATATAATGGAAAAGAGAATACAAGTCCAATAACTATATTTGTAGCAAGAGATCATCATTACAATAATGAAGAATTTGCAAAAATAACTGAAAATCAAGACATTACAATAAAAGTAATTGGAATTAGATATGAATTAAATGATGAAAGTATATCTGTTTTGGGAGAATTAAAAGTATCTAAAACAAAAGTAAAAACAAAAGTTACGATAATTGATGAATAATTCTTAAAAAAAATTTATACTTAAATATAATTTTTTTTGAATTTATATATGAATATAGAAAATTTACAAGATTTAAAAAATGAAATTACAAAATTAGAAAAAATCCATCATTTGAAAATATTTAAAATTTTAAAAAATAATGATATTAAATATTCTGAAAATAGAAACGGTATTTTTGTAAATATGGCTGCTTTAAATACTAATACAATAGTTTTGATCAAAAAAGAATTATTATATATTAAACAACAAGAAAAACATTTGAAGGATATAGAGCTAGTTAAAGATGATTTGAAAGAAGATTTTTTTATAAATCATAAACAGGTTAAAGATAATAATAATAATAATAATATACCTAATGAATTATCATAATATGATTGAACTGTTTCAAAAATATTCTTTAAATAATCAAAATATTCAAGAATTAATATCTAATGAATATTTTGAAGAAGATAATAAAAGTAAAAAAAAAGATGTAAAAAAATCAACAAATGTTGAATATAATCCTGATTTTTTTATACCAATAGAACAAGATAATTTATTTTGGTGTTGGATAATATTCGTTTATGGTTTTAGTGATTATGAAATATTAAAAGAAACAACTTTTATAATAGAAAAAAATTATAAGATCGAATTTATTGATAAAATTAGAAAAAATAAGAAAATATTGAAACATTTAAAAACAAAAATACAAGAATTCGAAGGACATCTTGCAAATGACAAAATATTAGATATTAAATATTTAGAACCTATGTTAATAGTAGATAAATATAATTTTGCATTTATGAATGATAAAATTTATTATGAAAACATACTTTATCCTGGTAAACCTATATGTATTATTAAATATTTTGAAAAAACAAAAAAGTATGGTTTATTTTTAGAAGAAAAAAAATTATTTGACTATAAAGATAAACTATATGTAGTAGAAAGCCTTAAAAAACCAGTCAAAGGGATCTCGAGTTACAAGGCTAAAGAATTAAAAGATATTTGTAAAAAGTTGAATATTGATATTATGAAAACACCTACAAAAACAAAGACAAAAAAAGAGCTTTATCAATTAGTAATTGAAAAGATATTATAAAATTGATAATTATATAAAAATATATTAGTTTATTATATAATTATGAGCGATGAAGAAAAAACACCAAATGAATTATTATCAGAGTATATTAATATATATTTAGCAGCTAAAAATCGAGATTATCACGGAGATGAACTAGAAATTAAATTTGGTACTAAGCATTATAATCAGATTACTAAAATAGATTTTGATAATATTATTCAAAAATTAAAATCATTAGGGTTTTATAAATCAAAAGAAGAATATACATTAAATATAATTAATGAATATGTGGATGAAAGAACTGGAAGAATGAAAGATTCTAATATAAGAACAACTATTACTGGTGTAAGTAATATACAAAAATATTGTAAGGAAAATATGATTTATGAAGATAAATTAAATAATATAACTTTTCTGCAAAAATTTCGAAAAAAAGAAAGACGAGATGGCAATCCGTTAAGACCGATTGATTTTAACGATTTTCATTTCAGAGTTAATTATAAAACAGAAAGAGATTTAACTCCCACTACAGGTAAACCAATAAAACACGAAATTATTCAAGCTATCGATAGTTGGAAAGATACGAAAAAAATATTTAGATTTATTAAACGATATACTTTTGCACACCATGATTTACGAAAATATCCATATAAATTTGATTTAAGTATTGTAAAGACTAATAAACAAAGAAGATTGAATAGTGGTAGAAAAATATTTATTAAAGAATATAGTATTCAAGATGCAAATATATTTAATGAACCAGAAAATTTTGAAGTTGAAATGGAATTAAATAATAAACTAAAAGAATTCCCTAATTTTAATAATAATGAAGTAATTTCTGCTATAAAACGAGGTATTAAAGTAATATTATCTGGATGGCAAGGAACAAATTTTCCAACATCCTATACAGAACAAGCTAAGGTATTAACACAATATATGCAATTAATTCATGGAAAAGATACTGTTCCAAAAAATAAATATGATGGAAAACCTCGTCGAGCACATACAGGTGATTTTATAGGACCTTCTTCTATAAGTTTGGAAGCTAGAAATATAATGCCAGTTGATATTGATTCTTCTGTTCCAAATATTAACAATCCATATACTGTAACAGATAAAGCCGATGGAGAAAGAAAATTATTATACATTACAAATATTGGAAAAATTTATATGATTGATACTAATATGAGAGTTCAGTTTACAGGTATGGTAACTAAACATAAATCATCTTGCAATACTATTATTGATGGTGAACATGTATTAAATAATAAAGAAGGTAATTATATTAATTTATTCTTAGCTTTTGATATTTATTTTATTAATAAAGAAAATACAAAAGGATTCCCATTTATGAATATACCAGATTTAGAATTGAAATATCAAGATCCTGAGATGTCCAAAGATAAATTTAGAGGTTCTATTTTACATAATACAATAAAAGAGTTAGATACTACTTGTGTAATAAAAAGCTATAATACTCCTCTTAATATACGAATGAAAACATTTTATACTAATATTGGTAGTAATATATTTGCAGAATGTAAAAAAATATTGGACGGTATTAAAGAAGGTGTTTCATATGAGTATGAAACAGACGGTCTTATATTTACACCATGTGATAAAAGTGTTGGGTCATCTAAAACTGGAGAAATTACTTCATCAAAAAAAAGTAGATGGGATTATTCTTTAAAATGGAAACCTCCTGAATTTAATACTATTGATTTTCTAGTTAAAACAAAAAAATTAGAAACTGGACAAGATTTTATAGGAAATATATTTATGGATGGTATAGATTTAAGTAAATCTGAACAATTCTGTCAATATAAAACTTTAATATTGCATGTAGGATTTGATGAAAATAAACATGGATTTATGAATCCGTGTAATGATATTATTAATGATAAATTCCCAAAATATAATGAAAGAGGATCCTATAAAGCAATGCCTTTTATACCATATGATCCTGTTCCATCATATCCTATATATACAACTAATATAATGATGCCTGAATCTGGAATAGAATTATTAACTGAAGATAAAAAACAATCATTTCAAGATGATACTGTTGTAGAATTTCGTTGGAATAATTCTCTTGAAAAAGGATGGCAATGGATTCCTATTCGAGTTAGATATGATAAAACTTCTGAATATCAAAGAAATGGAAAAATTACTTGTAATGCTTATACTACCGCAGAAGGAGTTTGGAGATCTATTAATAAACCTATTACAAGTCATATGATAACAACTGGAACTAATATACCTACGGTAATAAATGATAATATTTATTATGATAGAAGTAATAATATAACTAATACACAATCTTTACGAGATTTTCATAATAGATATGTGAAAAGAAAACTTATTGTTGGTGTTAGTAAAAGAGGAGATACTCTTATAGATATGAGTGTTGGAATGGGTGGTGATTTACAAAAATGGATTGATGCAAAATTATCATTTGTATTTGGTTTAGATTATTCTAAGGATAATATTCATAATAGAATCAAAGGAGCTTGTGCAAGATATTTAAGAATAAAAAAAAAATATAAATCTGTTCCAGGAGCATTATTTATACAAGGAGATTCATCTAAAAATATAAAAAATGGCGATGCGTGTTTTAGTGAAAAAGGTAAACAAATTGTTAATGCAATTAATGGGGATGGTACTAAAGATGAAAAAGTATTAGGAAAAGGAGTATATAAAAGATTTAGTATTGGTAAAAATGGATTTAATATAATATCTAACCAATTCTCTATTCATTACTTCTTTAAGGATAGAAATTCTTATTATAATTTTATCCGTAATTTAAGCGAAAATTGTAAAGTAGGGGGATTATGCATTGGAACTTGTTATGATGGAGCTAAGGTTTTCAAAAGATTAGCAAATAAAAAAACAGGGGAAAGTATATTTATCAAAAATGATAATGACACTAAAATGTGGGATTTAAAAAAATTATATACACAAACTACATTTCCTGATGATGAATCCTCCTTAGGATATCCTATTGATGTATATCAAGAATCTATTAATAAAACATTTACTGAATATCTTGTTAATTTTGACTTCTTTATTAGAACAATGGAAAATTATGGATTTGTTCCTATTAAAGATAATGAAGCACAAAATATGGGATTTCCTTCTGCTATTGGATCTTTCGAAAGATTATTTGATATTATGGAAGATGAACTTGAAAATAAACAAATTAAACAATCAAATATAGGAAAAGCAAAAAATATGACACCAAATGAAAAAATAATCTCATTTCTTAATAATTATTTTATATTTAAAAAAGTAAGAAGTCCTAATGCTAAAGAAATAACTGATAATTTACTGACTATTAGTAATACACAACATAACCTTGATCAAAAAGAACAAGATGATATTAACCAAAATATTGATGTTCAAATGAAACGACCAGTTAAAAAATATAAAAAAAAATTAAAACTTCCAAAATAATATAAACATAATTAACTGATAATATATATTATGACATATTATATATTACCTCAGATAGAATATAATATAAGAGACTCTAATATAAAATTAGTTTTTTCAAAAAAAGATCAACTCAATAAAAACAATTATAGTTTACAAAAATATTTGTCAAAAATAAAATCATTAATAGATAAACATATTCAAGATTGGGATCAAATTAAAAAATATACAAATCCATATGAATTCGTACATACAACTATTCCTGGACAAAAATTTAG